TAAGGACGTTGGCCAGCTAATGCTAATAAAATATTAAATCGTCTATCGTCAATAGTATCGTCACTAGTTGGAATAATATCCAATATGGTTTCCCATTGTGTTAAGCCATGAGATTCTGCCGTCATAATAAACTGTTCTCTGAAGATCTCGACCATCGTATTCCATAAGGCTTGCATTTCGATGCTTTCAACACGATATATCTCTTGCATTTCAGCAGTTTTACCAGATACCGGTACAGCAAATTCGGATAAATCGATGATACGTTTATAGTTATCAAATATTGTCATAATGATTAACCTTTGATTAATGTAACAGTACCGAGTTTAGGAATTTGATTAGGGCGTAAGTCGAGGCGCTTAACCTTCTGACCGTTAATTTTAATATCGCCTACATCGATTACTTTATCTAAATCGACAGCTAATGAAGTAACAATAGAAGTTCTAACCGTTAAGAATTGAGTCTCGTCTTGAGTGGTCCACTCTTTACGTCGTACTTTCAAACGTTCTTCGATCTTCTTAGTAAGTTCTGTTTGAATCTCGGAAGGTTCATGACCGGCTGCCATAACGACCGGGATTTCGTAGTTAATAACGACTTCTTCAGCTGCTTCGACTGTAACCGTATGACCGATCGGAGCTAAACCGTATCCTTTACCTTGATTCGGAGTCGGATCGAAGACGTTCTGTACTTCTTTAACGAGCTCTTGCGAGGGCTTATTAAATTCGTTATTAATAATAACGACCTTAACAGTGCCGCCACCATTCCAGCACCGGTATATTTTAGAACCACCAGTACCGTTAACGCTAAGTACTTTCTCTTTATAGTCAGCACCGTTACCACCATAGGCTTTAGATTTTAATGCTCGGATATAGCGTTCCCTAAAAGCTTCCGTATCTTCTTCATCTTGTCCGGGTACTAATACTTCTTTAATCTCGGCATTTTGTAACCCAGGGATCGTATTAATAGGAGTGATACGTCCTATACAATAGTTACCTTTAGCGCCAGGAGTTTCGCATATTAATTTAAATTCGTTTTTAGATAAATCGATTACATCGGTTACTCTAAAATTAAGATCTTCGAAGTTAAACCGAGTACCGATGTCGACTGCTCGATCGAATACACCTTTAACTTCGGCTGCTGTAGCTTCACGAGGGATAATGTTAAACTCGAGTGCTCTTAACTCTAAAAAAGCTCGGTCAGCTGTTTTAGCATACGTCTGTCTTAAAATCACTTGTGCCATAATATATGCTTCAGCTAACTCAAAAGAAAAAGGAGCCAGTGAGTCATATATCATGGATCCTTGTCGTTTATCGTATTTAGTTTCAGTACGGAATAAGGCATCAGCTAATATATTTTCATAAGTTTTATTTTCGTACATAGTCTGTTACCTCTTTATATATATCATTAATCGTGCCGTAAATAGTGTCGCACGAGAATACACATAATACGTCGCCACCATTATTTGAAAAATTAAAGTCATATACTTTATCGATACGATCGTCAGCTAATAATGCTTCCGTGATACGTCTTTGAATCTCGGCATATACATAAGGGATAGCTTCACCGATTAAATCGTTTAACTCGATGCCATAATCCCAGTCGTATATTAAATATTTGTAGCGTTCTGTATTAATAATTTTAAAGATAGCTTGTTTCATTGCTTCATAGTCGTCACACATACCGATTATTTTATAATCGTCTTCGTATCTGACTCTGAAGGTATTAGAAGTCTGTTTCTTTGTAACCAAACTGCTATCAAGTTGGTTATAACTAGACATAGGAGTTAGTGCCATTATTTAGTCGTACACCCCGTATTCGGATTATATACACGATCAATCGCTATATAGCGCTGACCACCAGTTTCTTGGAATAGCCATACCTTATCGCCGATCTTAAGACCGTTATGTACTAAATACTTCTTACGACCTTTGTACTCATGATTATGGCTAGCAAATTCTGCATAACCACCGCCACCACTTCTATTTTCGGTTATATGGTCGACACTCATTTCCATCGTCCATTCACATGTGTTTTTAGTAAGCATGATATGGTCTTCCGGAATAATTAAGGTAGAATCGAGTGCTATTTCGAGTGGAGCTTCTGAAACGACTACACCGATTAACATCGTAGCCGGCTTCGTATTCTCGACAGCTGTAACGGCCGCCGACTTAATGACGCTTAATATCTTATTAAAATCATTATCCATTATTTAACACCTGTTCTAATAATATGAGTCGGAGCTACACCGTTATGGTAAGCATAGTTAACATCGGAGTAATGAATAACTGAACCAGCTTTAGTACTGTTACCGACACAGCCACCAGCACCGTCGGCTATAACGACATGTTCATCGCCGTCATAAATAAGGATATCGCCAGGGTTAGCAGCACCAGTATACGATTCGATCGCATAACCACGACCATTCATAAATGTCTTTAATCCAGGTACGTCTTTAATACCAGCATTATAAGCATCGGCTAAATCGCTATTATAGTAAGAACCACCAGCTGTTGCTCTATCGACACAGCCTACATCACCATAAGCAGAAGTAGTACCAGTGATAGAATCGAAGCCAGCTTGTACACCAGCATTCGTAGCGTTACCAGCTTTACCGGTACCTTTAGAAGTGCCGCCAGATTTCTTATTCATAGCTTGGATACGCTTACGAATCTCTTCGTCGCCTCTATCTTCTACCGTAATCTCGGGTTGTTGTTTATCGAAGTAAATAATATCCATATCCATTAAATGTTTATTATTATTAAACTTATGAGTAACGGCTTGTACATATACTAATTCATTAATTATCTGATCACCGATATTAAAGTTAAGCCAGATACCGGAACCAGGTCGTATTTCGGTATGACCTAAACAGTCTTTTAAGCGTAGTGTATGAGTTTTTCGTGCTAACGTATCGAGTAAATTCTTAGCATATTCGATAGCGTTAGTCTTCTTATCGTCAGGCTTAAACACCTTCTGAAGTACGCCCCATTTCTGAGTTTCGTTCTTAGCATAAGCTGCGCCAGTACGCCAGAATTTCTTAGTTTCTTCACCGTTCTCGGTAGCTTTAGCTTCACGTACTACTAAGACTTGCGTAAATGTATTCTCGATCGATGAAGTATATTCATAATCGCCGACTTGAGTAGCATCGATAAGAATATCGGTTACCATATCGTTAAGTTCTTTAACCACGAGTAGGCCTTTATCGTCATAAGCTAAGTACACAGGCTTACGTTCCTTCATTTCGGATTCTTTAGCCTTATACTTGTCAGATTTAGATAATTCAGCTATGGCCGCCTCTTCGGTATACCCATGATCGGTGAGATATTTAATATCGTTTTTCTCATAATACGTACCGTTAGGAGCCAGCTTATCGGAATCTGAATCTCGTTTAGGAGGAGCCATCTTAGCATTTTGAGTAGCATCCCATGTCTTAATTTTATATTTAGGCGATTTAGCAAGTTCCGCTAGCGCATCTTCTTGCTTATAGCCATGATCGGTTAAATACTTAATATCGTTCTGCTCGTAATAAGTACCGTTAGGAGCCGTAAAGTTACTATCGGTCGATTTCTTTAAAGGCTTCATAACCGGTATTTTAGGAGAGTAAATATTAGTCTGTTTTAACATATCGAGAATGATATCTTGATACGTTTTACCGTCATAGATGTATTTAATCTTATATACGGTCGGGCTAATATCGCCAACCTTAATAGCTAAGTCTTCGGCTAGTGCTTTAATTAATTCAGAAGCCGTTTTCTCGCCCTTAAATACGTAATAGCCTTCCGATTTTAAATAACGACATTGATCGTATGCCGTTACTTCTATGAAGTTATCTTTAGAGCGTTTCTTCTCGAAGATGTAGCCAACGAATACTAATTCACCATTAACTTTAAGGTTAATAAGGTCGCCTTCTTCGATATTCAGTACTTTATCTTTAAATACTTTAAAGGATAATTTAGCCGGAGCAAGGTCAGGGCTACGGTCTAGCGTAACCCCGTCTTGCGGATCTAGTATGTACATATCCTTTCGGTCGTGCATAACGAGTAAATCGTAGTTAACACGTAAGGGGGCATGTGTTATTTTTTGAGAATTAAATTCGTCCATGCGTCAGTCCCCTTTCCTTCGTTATACATACTAAGAGCTTGAGTAGCACCTAAATAACAAGGTACTCCAATTTTATTTAACGCGGCAATTTTAAATAAATTATTAGTGTTGCCGAATTGTTGTTTAACGACACGCTGTAATGTCGCTTTATTAAAACCGTTAGGAGATTTAACTTCTTTAGCCGGTACTTTGTCGGTCGGACGTTCTGCCTTAACGGAAGCGTTAGCAGTGCCGTCTTTATTTTCTTCGATCACGAGCTTCTTAGTACCGTAGTCTCTCCATTGACGGAGTTTAATACTGATATACATATCGAAGCCATAATCGTGATCTTCTTTAGTCTCGAGGTCCTCGATCGTAACTCGTTCCGTGATCATACTCAGCATTTCGCCAGTCGGCTTCATACGAACTACGGTAAACTTAACCGGATTACCGGCTAATTTCATACCGTGTATTTTATTGGCGTAGTATTCGGCTTTTTTACTCTTCTCGAGGATGGACTGATTAAACGGATATTTGCTATTCGGTAATAGGATCTCGAAGGAATATTCAGTCAAACCGAGAGGCTTCGGGATCGTTACTTCACCGGTCTGTAATAGGTCGACTGTCTCATTCTTATTGCTATAAGAAATATCGAGTGATTTAGGCGGAATCGGTATTTGGAGGTTGTCTAAGTAAAAATAATACATTATGTTAAAGCCTCCCCAGTGTTACGTTGGAATGCATCGACTAAGCCGTTAGCGAAGTTAGTACTAAAGTCTTTATAGTCGACGCTAGAATCGATGTTATTATTATTCGTTACGTTTAGATGAATAGTACGTTGAGACCAGGACTTAATAGCATCGTTCATAATGCCTTTATTTAACGTATTAATCTCGTCGGCCGTTAATTGTAATGCTTTAGCTGTTTTTGCTGTATTCTTAGCAGTCTTCTTCGTATTCTTAGCTGTATCTTTAGCAGCATCGGCTACGGCATCTCGTTTAGCGCTTTGATCGCTATTAGAATCGTCGCTGATATTCGGTTGACTCGGATTAAAGATATTGCTAATCTTACCGACTAAACCATCGCCAGCATTCTGCCAGTCACTTGCAGTACCTAAAATATTCTTAGAATCTAATTTATAGTCGTCAAATGCACCAGCATCGACTTGTACTTGGAATCTGGAAGCTACGACATTACCGACACCGTCTAATAAGTTTTTAAGGAACGGTACTTGTTTCATAACGCCGAGCATCGCATTAATACCCTGTACAGCAAATTCGACTAAGTTATTCCATAAGCGTTTAAATAAATTTTGTATTGCTTTAGCCGGATTATTAAATACATCGGATATAAAGTTAGCGAAGATAATAAAGACGTTCCAGATATAGGCAATTTGGTTATAAATAATAGCCCATAATGCACCGAATACACCGGCAATAACACCGACCACCGTATACGTAGTGCCAGCCCATTCGTTATACATATCGATAACGAGATATAAAGCAGCTACGATACCCATAATAGCTAATGCTACCCAGGTTGCTGGACATGCTAACATAGCAGTATTTAATTCCCATTGTGCAATACTAGCCGCAATAGTCGAAGCTGTAGCCACTAACCAGTTAGCAGCATATACCAACGCGACAGCGGCTAATGCAAATAAAGCACCGTGTACGAACCATGCATTTTCTTGTAGCCAGCCAAATACTTGTTGACCGACGGTTAATACTTGCTTAAATGCATACGATATTTCATTAAATACATTTTTAATAATAGGCGCTATATACTGAATATTATTTTCTATGCTATCGACAAATTGTCTAAATTCTGGTGAATTAGCTAAGTCATTAACAGCATCGAATAACGGAGCAAATGCATATTCGGCGACCGACTTAATATCGGTAGCCCAGTCTGCGAATGTATGTGGCATCTTACGATATGCTTCTTCGATATCGTCGGCATTTTCGAGCATAGCCTTCTTAATCACTTCAGCTGTAACTTTACCTTCGGAAGCTAGTTTCTTTAACTCACCACGAGAAACACCCATCGTTTTTGCTATGATGTTTTCGATCATCGGAGCATTCTCGGCAATAGAACGGAATTCATCGCCTTGTAACTGACCAGAAGCTAAACCTTGTGTTAACTGGATCATAGCATTCTTTTTATTTTCGCCAGTCGTACCACCGATAGCCATAACTTTATTAATTTTTTCAGCAAAATCGACGGCTTCTTTAGGGTCTGGGAAAGCATCGTGAGCCGATTGTGATAACGTAGCTACCGTTTCAGCCATAGAAGCATATTCAGTACGAGATCTTCGAGCCGATTCATAAATCTCTTTATTTAACGCCGCTACATTCCCTTGTTCACCGACTATTAAACCGAGTCTGGCTTGAATCGATGAAAACTCTTGTGCCATATCGAATACATGACCGATAGCATCACCGACTTTTTGAATAGCGGCAGCTGCTATATTAGCACCGAGAGAACCTAAGAAGATAGCTTTAAGGTTAGATAAAGAGCCATGTGCATTATTGGCAGCATTACCAGTATGTGTTACTTGTTGAGCAAAATTCGACATACTAGACGAAGCAGAACCAGCCGATTGAGTTATATCTTTTAAGACAGGAGAAACACCGTTATTTAACTTTATCGTGTTAGATAGTGTAGACATATTCTACTCCTGATTTATTTCGTTTTAATTCTTTGGAAATGTGGGCCCGCTCTTTCTCTCTCATAGCTAGGGAAGCAAATATAAAGTTTCGTTCTTGTTCATCCATAGAGTTCAATTCGAGCGGACGTATATGTAAATCTTGGAGGGCCCTATGGTAGAGATATGCCTCGGGATTCTCCTCTATTAGTTTTTTAGTTCGTCGATATCGTTAGCTTTACTACCAGCCATTACTTCTTGCAATGCAGCCGTTAATACTTGTGTTTCGCCAGGGTACAACATAGCGCCTAACAATTCGTTAGCGGAGGATACACCATAAGAATCTTGAAGTTCGGCATCGTTAAGAGACGGATATAGTACGACAGCTTCGAGAAGTTCTGCATTAAGATTTTCTTCATTTACAGTAGATTCTTTCTTGCCGTTTTTAATAGTAGTTTTAGTATTACGTTTCGTAATTTCTTCGACTAATTTAGTGCTAATAGGATGTAGTACCCATTCGATCGGATTACCGTTTTCATCGGTAAAACGTTCAGATACGACTACCTTTACATCGGGTAAAGACTTAGCGTTAGATTTAAAGAATCCGTTTAAGGACATATTTTTGATATCTGCCATAGAGGGTTATCTCCTTGATATAGAATAATAAGGAGCCATGAGGCCCCTTATTTATGATTTACGCATATTGTGAATTAGGCTTGCATACCGTCTAATTCTTTAAAGTTTTCTGGAATTTCGAGTCCTTCGAATGTGAAGTC